GAGCCATCGCCTTGTCAAAAGCATTGGCATACGCCTCACCCGTAGTACGTCCGGTCTGCTGAAGCAGATTGCGTTGCAGTTCTGCATCCATGATGGCTTGACGCCCACCACCAAATGCGCCCGCTTTGGTCATACGAGATGCGTTCTGCATCTGCTGAATCTGCGCCTGACGGTTAAGTTCTTGCAGTTGTGGCTGAAGAACTTGCTGAAGGTACGGGTTCATGTACTGACCCGCAATTCCCTCTTGGGTAAACGAACCACCAATCGGTTGGTACGCCGCACCAAGCGCCCGACTTGCCGCCGTTTCGGTGGTTTGTTGCGCGGTCCCGAGGCCAGGAGATGGCGCAAGACCACCGATTCCTTGGAACGCCTGCATTTGAAGCGGAGACGAGCCTGCGGTCAGCGGACCTTGGTAGGTCTGGTACGGCTGATTGGTGAGTGCGGCAGTCTTGCCAAGCATGTCCGTGATATACGGAGCGGCATAACCAGAGAGCGTCTGCTCCTGCCCGGCCACCTTACCAAGCGTGGGTGTAAACGCAGATGCTGCCGTAGAGAACGGATTGGTTTGGGCGTTGCCGCCAATTGCAGACGTAGCCATCTTTTATCCTTACGCGAGTTTATTCAGTTCACGGTCAGCGCCGGACGGCTTGCCGCGCTTTGCTTTCTTGGCCCGCGCCTCTACACGATCAAGCATCGCATAGAGTTTACGAGCACCGGCATCGGATGAACCATTACCCAGTTCAGACACGACACGTGCCGGGATCACAAACTCTCCATCTGCCAGTCGAGCCTCTTGGCCAGAGCCTGCGAAGCGGGCGGGGATGGAGTCAGACACGCCGTCACCGTTGCCCTTGAGATAACGACCCCGGGCAAGCATGGCAATACCGCCGGATGGTGTAAACCCACCTGCTGCGTAACCAGACTCTCTCAACGCTGCCCTAGCGCGAATCATCTGCTCAGGCGTTGCCCCCAACTGCTCTGCACGAGCCAGAGTGTCTGCGGCGCTGAAACCTTGTTGAAGGGATGCGCGGATGGCAGAAGAAACCTGATCATCCGTGAACTTCGGCTTAACCGATTCATATCCAGACTGAACCAACGCACTGCGGGCGCGGGTCAACTGATCTGAAGTTGCGCCCATCGACGCAGCCTTGTCCAGAATGTCGTCAGCATCGTATCCCTGCTGAAGAGAGGTTTGGATTGCAGACCTGATTTGGTCATCAGAATACTTAACAGTCTCAGGCAAGACCTGAGTCTCCGGCGCTTGGACGGGACCCTTGGCAGGAGCGGCTGCTGCCGCACTTGCAGATGGCAGCGCAACCTTGTTATCGGTGAAGTACGACCGCACTTGGCTGTCTGTAAAGCCCGTGATTTCTGCCAACCTCTTGGTGTCTAAACCATAAGTGTTGGCGAGCCAAGCCACTTCTTGGGGCTTGTTGATGTTGGCCCGAATCTGCTCCTTAATCTGGGCATCGCTTGGCATCGCCATGCCTGCTGCTTTGTTAAACGTGGCAGCATCAATGCCGTACCGACGCATGGCCGCATCACGAATCTGAGCGTCCGTGGCAGAAGGCATCTGAGCGCGAGCCTCCCGAATGGCCTGAGACAGACGAGGCATCAAGGCAGCATCGAACTGCTGCGCCGACACGCCACGATTCAAAGCCCCTTGACGAGCCTGAGCCAAGGTTCCTGTAATCCCGCCGCCCGGATTCAACACGTCATAGATCGCCTGTGCAACCTGATACGGCGAATAGGTCTGTTTAGATGTGGTGGCCTGCTGCGAAGGAGTGACTTGTTGTGCAGTCCTGCGCTCGGGCGTGGTTGGCAGTGTAGAAATACCACCGGTTTGCTCCGTGCCACCAACTCCAGGGGTCGGCGTTACCGCGCCGCCGCCAACAGTTTCACCAGCCCCAAGACCGCCAAGCATCTTCCCCGTCCCCGTGTACTGCATCGGGGTGAAGTAAGTGATCCCTCCCAAGCCGGGGCGACGGTACGGCCCCTCAGTCCTCATGGCAGCATCAATCTGCCCAGGAGAGATGCCGTAAGTGCGCTGTGCTGCACCGGCCACTTGATCAAGGTTCGCGCCGGTAGACAGAGCATCCAGCGTCGCTTGCTTTAAACGGCGAGCCTCATTCTCTGCGCCAGAGACATAAGGAGTCTGTTCACGGGTGGCCGTGTACATCGGAATACCACCTTGGTATCCAACCTTGGGAGGGGGAGGATTGAAGAAGGAGGAGTTTCTGGCAAGGGCAGAAAGGCCAAGGAACGGGGCGACTTTAAGCAGGTTGCTGAAATCAACAGCCCCCGGATTGTTCCAACCAATACCGGGAGTTCCGGGCGTAATGCCAGGAGGCAACCCCGTTTCTCCAATATATCCAGAGTCATCGGTCGGGACAGTCAGTCCAGTTTCTGCGCGCTGGCCAACACCTTCGCCTGGCAGAACATACATTTGCCCGGGAACCCCAGTAAAACCGAGTTCGTATGGGTTCGTATCAGACATTCCTGTCTCCTTCGACAATCTTCATCAGTTCATCAACCGCCATGTTGGGGTTCTGCTCTGCCAACGCCATTAAACGCTCGTATGGGTCAGCATTTTCCTGCTCTTGCAAGGCGCGGGCAAGTTCCTTTTGACGCTCTGCCTGCTGCATGCGCTCATAGAACACCGACCGATACAGCGGCAGATCGGTGATGTAACTCATGTCCTGCTGACGGGCGGTCGGCATCGCCAAGTTCTGCTTGGTAGGCAGGTTAAGAGATAGCGTAGGACGGGATGCGGGAGCAGGCGTTGCGGCAGGAGTGGTCACTTCCGGGGGCAGTTTTGTGCTTGTCACCCCAACCTTCTGACTGGCAACGTCGGCAGGCATGCCAACCAAATCAAACGGCTCACCCGACCACGGCTCAACCTTCTTGCCGGGCAGCACCACCTTTTGGTTGGTGATGTCGGTCGGCGCAGTCTCAGTGACTTTCTGAGTTCCAGTGTCCCGATCAAATAGATCGATCACATCGACTGCTTGGTCTTTCAGCACATTACCCAAGACATCAACCTTTTGCCCCGCAGGACCACCTGCAACACCCTCATCATCCGGGTAGAAGAAGTAATCCAGGGCAATATCTTCCCGGCTGCGCGGCGCTTCTAAGTCAACCCTTTGATTAATTGCTCTGTTGGGATCGACATAATCTTCGCCCGCCTCGCCGGGTACAAGAGTGCCGCCCATATCTCCTGGTTCAATAATGGACCTTGTTTCAAAATCTCCAGGTCCTGCGCCCGCAACTTGTGTCCCGCCGGATGTTCTGGTGGTGGTTGTGCCGCCACCAACAGCCTGACCAAGTTGCATGAAAGCGGCAGTTGCTGCGAATGGATTGCCTGATTGGAATGCCTTGAGTGCGGTGTATGCCTTGGCGGCTACGTTTGCATCTCGACTACCAGTCAATTGAGCGGCGTAATTGACCATCGCGGTTGTGTTGCCGCTTTGAACTGCGCGGACCAAATTTATGCCCGCGTCCAGTTGTTTTTGCGTCAAGTTGATACCCATTTTTTCTGCGGTATCACCAAGCGCATTCCCAATTACTTTGCCTCCGGCCCCGGTCAAAGCGCCAATTCCAACGCTTCTGTAGTCGCCTGTTGCAACTGCCCCGGGGAGTGCCCTTGCAGCGCCCGTGACTGCACCGGACGCCACATCCCGCGCGACACTTGCAACTTCAGGGCTTGACTCAAACGCTGCTGCTGCTAACTCACCCGCCTTCTTACCAAGAAGTTCGCCTGCACCAGACCCAAGCGCACCTGTAGCGCCTCCAACCAGTGCGCCCTTCAGAACATCTTGGCCCCGCAATCCAGCCATCGTGCCGCCACCAATAGCGCCAAGGGCTCCAGCCCCGAGAGCCTTTGAGCCTGCGGTTCCCAATGCCTGACCAAGTGCTGTTTCGGCTCCAGGCGTAAAGAACCCTGCCGCTCCCCCGGCAGTTGCGGCCATAAGAGCCATTTGGGCAAGCGGGATGGCCGTGCTCTTCCAAGCCTCAGAGTAATCAAACTCATTACCGCCGGTTATGTTCCCAGATGCATCACGATAAACAATATAACCACTGTCCCCGCCGGTAAATACGCGCTGAGTTGAGCCTGTTACCGCCCCATTCGCATCGTATGTAATTTCATTTTCAATCGGTTTTCCGTTTTGACCCGTGATTGTCTTGGTTGCCCTATATCCACCAAGAATCTTGTCCGCATCAGTAACCTGCCGATCCGGTATGTCCATCCCGCTTGGGTCTGGACGATAGGTTTCAAACGGCGTGATGTTCCAACCGCCGACATCCATGCCCGTCATTAACGGCTTGTCGAACGAACCCTCGGCGGCAGCAGAGGCGGCGGCGTAATCAGACCTGTACTTATCAAGGGCGGTCTGGGCAAAGTTGGGGTCTGTCTTGGTTAAATACGTGATCAGGTCACGCGGGTCAGTTGGTGGCTGACCGGCGGCAGTAGATGTGGCGGCAGGCGCAGCAGGGGCGGTAGAGGGAGCGGCGGAAGGAGCCGCTCCAACCAAGTCCAGGACATTGTTCTGACTGGCAGGAACAAAGCCTGCGCCTTCCAGCGTTTGCACGATGTCCCTGGGCTCGGGTTGGACGAACGTGTCCTCCGGCACGAAACGCTGTTCAAACTCTTGCTCTGTAAGAAGTCGTGCCATGATCTTATTGCGTCAGGTCGTAGAAGGAAAGCGACCCGATGCCGCCCCCGGAACCCGCGCCGCCTGTTGTCACCACTCTAGCAGCCAAGGTGTAGATGTCGCTCACGCCCGCCAAAGATGCGCCAAGTTGCAAATCCCAGTTGTAGGAATTCACAGAAGCAAGCGGCGTGGGGCCAGACTTGCCCGTGGTGAAGGAACTTGACGCAATGATGCCGCCCGTCATGGCGGTGGCCGAAATATCAGATTCGACGTTTACATCCGAAGACACGGCAGACCACGACGGTCCGGTCAGCGTTGGATTTTTAATCAGCGCAAGTTCGTAGTTGTCCGCCGTTGTGGGCAGGAAGTTAAGAGAAGAAGGAACGACAACCGCCCCAAGCGCCGTTGACGCCAACCGTATGGACACTATGGGGTAGAACGAAGTCGTGATGGTTGAACCGGAAGTCGCGTTTATCCGTCTTGCCACATGCTCGATGGAGGTTGCCTCATATCCGCCTTCAGAGATTACGGATGAGCAGATAGACTTCATCGAAGCCGCCACCGCAGAAGTCGCGGTTCTAATCTCATACCGCATCGGCAGGATAGCCGTGGTCATGTAGACGTTGGTGATGTTGTTGGCGTTGTTGAATGTGTGGCAGACGATGTACTGGCCGTTGATGATGAAGCCGCACCGCACCGACCCTACGCCCAACCACTCAAAGTCCATCCACAGAATCTGAGCCTTGCTTGCGTCAAGCGTGATGCCCGAGTCTCCGGTGCCGTCTAACTTGTCGCCGTTCCAGTCATCCTGATTTACCGTGCGGGCATCGGAGGGCGTCCCCGTGACCGAAGACCGGAGAACAAATGAGTAAACGCCGCCCACGCGCTGAAAGAACACTCCGTTGCTGTCGTTGAAGTAGCCCACCCGCTGCGTGAGGTTCAGGCTCTGGTTGCTGTCCATCACAAAGGTGGCAAGCACCAACAACCCCTTACCCGGCTGATAGGGGAATGAGCGATAGGTCTGCCGAACGACGGTGCCCACACCACCTGCGGTCACTTCCATCTTCACTGTCGCTTCGTTGGGCAGGTATGTGGTTGAACCCGTGCCGGTCGTGGCTACATCAAATTGGTTGTCTGCGGCGTATCGGTTCTGGCTGTCGAAGAGCGTATAGGGCTCACTGACTTGCAGGCGCCCGAAGGCGTCTACGTTGGTGCCGCCGATAGAGATTGGGATGGGTACGGTTGTAGTCACGAGACCCCTCAGTATTGCGTCTAAACGGTTGAAGTACAGACGCAGGACGTTGTTGAACTGCTCCTGATACCGAGAGTCGTAATCCCCTGGTGCCAGGGGAAGATTGGGCGGCGCAGGTACGGTGACATTTTCGACAAGCAGTGTCATCTGCGACCATCCATCCGAACGTCGATACGGGGGGAACCCAACTGCCACGTCACACCGAGAGCATTGGACTCGGCCTTCATAATCAACTGCCGCCCGCGCACCCGGATGTAAACAATGTTGGTGAACTGCTCAATTGGCACCGTGGCCGTGCGCGTAACCGCTGCGCTGCTTGACCCGCCCAAAGACTGAGGGTTATTAAACCCGGAGCCAGACCCCTTCATGGGGATGAGCGACATGGTCAGTGATGGGTTGTTGGCCGTTGAGCCAACAAATGTCACGTCCGGCACCATGCGCCAGATGAAGCCAAAGTTCTGCCCATCTTCAATGTCGAACTCGGCGGACTCGATGTAGGCATTGATGGCCGTTGGAGTCCCGGTAGCGTTGTCATCTACGCCGTTCTCGTGTTGCACGAGGTTGCCCAGGTATGTTGCAGCGATGGGGTAGTCTTGCAGTCCAGAGTCAAGCCACGCCGTCCGGGCCATCGTGCCGTAGTACCAAATCTTCTCAAGGTAGTTGTAAACAACGTACCTGTCGATGTCCATAGAGTTGGCCGAGCAGTAGAACCACCAGACTTCATTGAAGCCCTCGTTCGTTCCGGCAAAGACCTGAGCCGCTTGAGACTGATTGAAGTCTCCGAACACATGGCGTCGCAGGTCGCTTGGCAAGGTCTGAATACGACCGTCGTAAGCGTAGAACTTGTCCACCCCCATCCAATAGATCACACCGGAGCCGATGGCCAGGGCATTCGGGCTGAGGATGGAGATGTTGCTGCCAAGCGTCTGAGCGCCCCAAACCTCTGGTGCGCCAAGGTACTGCAAGGAGTAAACGGCAGAGTCCGTGAAGACCACGATTTCCTGACGGGCCTGGATGGCTGTAATGATCTCGCTGCCGTCAGAAAGACGGAGACTGCCTGCCTGATTGGTTGCTGCCGGGGTCCAGTCCGTCGCGCTCTCTTGATCCGACCATCGAATCAGCATGGGGTCTAGGACAGAGGAGCCAATCTCGTTGCATCCAAAAGCAAAGACAAAACGGTTGATGTCGGACACAAAGACAAAGTTTTGCTTGGTCGGCACACCGTTGGCCCCGGACACGGTAGAGAGGTCAACCCCACGGGTGGTGACACCTGTCGTGGCATCCCAGTAATACATACCGCCACCGCGAGGTCCAAACACCAAGTCCTCGCCCCAGTTCTTCTGGCTCCACAACTGGATTGCTGTGTTGGAGGTTCCACCAAAACCCCAAGTGCCCGCGCTCCAAGTGCCTGCACCCCATCCGGTCAGAGGGATGGCTGCGGCTGAACCTGTGTTTAACTGATACGCGGCAACTACTGCCGCTCCGCCTCCGGGGGAACCGGCGATGGCGGTTGCGTTGGGAGTGACCGAGATGGTAATGGTGTAGGTATCAACCGTAAGTACGGTGACCTGAAACTCTTGGT